ATCAATTGAACCAATTTGGTCTAACTGTTACATCAAGGATGTTGCTAAGATGAAGGTAACTATTAAAAATCCTGTATTGAAAGAGTTATTAGGTGAGATGGGTAAGGACACCAAAGAGGTTTGGTCTATCATTAAAAAGAATGATGGTTCAGTACAACAATTGGACTTCCTAAGTGACGAACAAAAAGATGTGTTTAGAACTTTCTCAGAGATTAACCAATCTTCAATTATTAACCAAGCTGCGGTTCGTCAAGATTATATTGACCAGTCACAGTCACTAAACTTAATGATTTCACCTGACATGCCGACAAGGGATGTTAACAAACTTCTTATCGAAGCTTGGCAGTTGGGAGTAAAGACATTATACTATCAACACTCAATGAACTCGGCTCAGGCTTTCGCAAGAAAGAAACTAAATCTGAACGACCTTCAATGTGTGGCATGTGAAGGATAATTGTTAAAAATGGCAATTAATAAAGATAAAGAGGACTTCGGTCCTCTTTTTTTTGCAATTTAATTAGTTAAGATATTTATAGACAATGGCAGACGGTAAAACATATGGAATTAACTTTCCTTTTCAGGATAGTAAAGAAGGGAAATATCTCTCGCTTTCTCAAACGGCAGATGAGGAGATTAGGACCGACTTACTACATTTGATACTAACTAGAAAGGGTAGTAGATATTATTTACCTGATTTTGGTACAAGAATATATGAATTTATTTTTGAACCGATGGATGGGACAAGTTTTGAGGCAATTAAGTCGGATATTGAAAATGCGGTTGAAACTTACATACCTAATTTAACAATAAATGAGATAACGATAACACCATACTTAGAAGATTTAGATATTCAGGGTGAATTAAATGTAGAAAAGTTAGGTGTTGGAGGTATATATAGAATACCTGGTCGAGGTGTCGAAGAGTATACTGCGAAATTAAGAATAGATTTTACTATTACCGATAGTACTTTCCAAACCAAAGATTTTATAATAATCAATATTTAATAGTAGATGGCAAGTAAGAAAATTTCATACACAGAAAGAGACTTTGAAGGGTTGAGACAGGATTTGGTAAATTATACCAAACAATATTATCCTGAATTAATCGATAACTTTAATGATGCCGCGGTATATTCTGTTCTTATGGACCTTAATGCTGCGATTGGTGATAACTTAAATTATCACATTGATAGAAGTATTCAAGAGACGGTTCTTCAATACGCACAGCAACGTTCATCAATCTTTAATATTGCCAGAACTTATGGTTTAAAAATACCGGGTAACAGACCTTCAGTTTCGATTGTTGATTTTTCTGTAACAGTACCAGCGTTTGGTGACCAGGAAGATTCAAGGTACTTAGGTATCTTAAGAGCCGGTTCACAAGTGATTGGTGCAGGTCAGGTATTTGAAAATGTTTATGATATTGATTTTGCTTCACAGTACAATAATGAAGGTTTCCCTAACAGAACAAAAATACCTAACTTTGATTCTAATAATGTATTAATTAATTACACTATTACTAAAAGGGAGGTTGTTGTTAATGGTTTAACTAAAGTATTCAAAAAGACAATCAACCCTAATGATGTTAAGCCGTTCTTTGAATTCTTTTTACCTGAACAGAATGTATTAGAGGTTGTTGATATTATTCAAAAAGATGGTACATCATTTCAGTCAACGCCAACTTACTCGGAATTTGTGAATACTCAAGACAGATGGTATGAGGTTGAATCATTAGCTGAGAGTACTGTTTTTGTTGAAGATACGACAAAACCATCCGACTTACCTGGTATTAAGGTTGGTAGTTATATTGATACGGAAGAAAGATTTATCACTGAATATACACCTCAAGGGTTTATGAAAGTACAGTTTGGTGGTGGAACTACGACACCTGACGACCAACTCGCTGAGTTTGCGAGAAATGGGGTGTCTATGAGAATTCAGGATTATCAAAATAATATTGGTTTAGGTAGGACCGTCAAAGCAAATACCACGTTATTTGTTAAATATAGAGTGGGTGGTGGTACATCATCTAATATTGGTGTTAACTCGATTAATCAGGTGGGTACCGTAAATTTCTTTGTAAATGGACCCTCGAATACTAATAACCAAACAGTAATCAATTCATTAACTGTTAATAATGTTACTGCTGCGATTGGTGGAGCTAATCAACCATCGATAGAGGAAGTGAGAAACATGGTAACATTTAATTATGCATCACAAAACAGGGCGGTTACTATCAATGATTATAATGCGTTAGTGAGAAAAATGCCAGGAAAATATGGGGCTCCTGCAAAGACCGCTATTACAGAAAAAGACAATAAGATTAATATTAACGTATTATCTTATGATGCTAACGGTAGTCTTACTCAGACAGTTTCGAACACATTAAAACAAAACATTGCAAATTATCTATCAAAATATAGAATGATTAATGATTATATATCAGTTAACGTTGGTCAGGTAATTGATTTGGAATATGACTTATCTGTTGTATTGGACTCAGGTCAAAATCAAGGTACGGTTATCACTAAAATCATTGATGAGGTGTCTAAATATATGGCACCAATAGATAGAACTATGGGTGGAAACGTATTTATATCTCAGATTAAGAAAACTATTCAAGATGTTGCAGGTGTAATTTCAATTACAGAACTTAAAGTTTATAATAAAGTTGGGGGTCAATATTCTTCATCAGAGACATCTCAGAGATATGTGGATTCAGATACAAAAGAGATACAATTAGTTGATGAAACAATATTTGCGGAACCTTCACAAATCTATCAAGTCAGATTCCCTGAGAAGGATATTAAGGTTAGAGTTAAGAACCTTAAAAACGTTGACTACAAATAATAATAATTTACAACATATACTTGTGGGTTTATATTAGTAAAATGGATAAATAAGTATTTATCTTAAAACCACATTATGTCTAAGTCATATAGAATACGTACAAAATTGGGAACTGACCAAAACATTCGAATGAATGTGGAGCAGGACTTTGATTTTCTTGAAATCTTATCATTGAAGTTAAGACAAGAAGATGTGTACTCAAGATTCTGTGCTGATTACGGTGTTGTTGTTGGTAGAGTCGTAGCCAATAGTGGGTTTGGTATTCCAAATGCACGGGTATCTATTTTTATTCCTGTGGAAGATATGGATTTAGAAGACCCCGTAATATCAACCTTATACCCTTACAAGTCACCAACACAAAAAAATGAAGATGGGTATAGGTATAATCTTTTACCTTATGAGAAACAATATGGTGGACACACACCGACGGGTACTTTCCCTTCAAGGTCAGATGTATTAACTCGTAATGAGGTATTGGAAATCTATGAAAAGTATTACAAATTTACTGTAAAAACAAACGATTCAGGTGACTTTATGATTACCGGTGTTCCGTTGGGTAATCAGAAGATTGTATTGGATATGGACCTATCAGATATGGGTTGTTTCTCTTTGAGACCTCAGGATTTGATTAGGATGAATATGGGTGTTGCCGAGCAGTTTGACGGTTCAAATTTTAAATCATCAACAAATATTGATGAATTACCACAAATTATTAGCCAAGTAAAAGACATTGATGTTGCATCATTTTGGGGTCAAGAGGACTTATGTAATATTGGAATCACGAGAAACGATTTTGATTTAAGGGAGTTGGGTATTGAGATTCAGCCGACAGCCGTGTTTATGGGTTCTATCTTCAGTGATGTTGACAGTAGACCAATCAAACCTAACTGTAAACCAAGAACGGAGCAGGGTGATTTATGTAACTTAGCCACGGGTCCTGGTGAAATACTCGCAGTTAGACAGACTATAGATATTGACGATAATGGGGACCCTATATTAGAACAATATAGTTTACCAAACTCAGGTAAGGTTATAGATGAGAATGGTGCTTTTGTTACCGATGTCCCAATGAACTTAGATTATGTGGTTACTAATGAGTTTGGTGAGACTGTGTTATCTAATGACCAATCTATTGGTGTACCTACAAAGGGTAAGTATAGATTTAAAATCAAGTATCAATCTGAGGAAAATGGACCACCATTTGAGGGAGACCAGTTATTTCCTATTATTGGTGATGTTATGAGAGCTAATTTTATTGTTCCACAAATCCGTGAGTACGGTTGGAACGGTACAATCAATAATTCAGGTGTTGACCCTTCAACTAAGGATACTGAGACTAAAGTCAATGTTAGCTTTTTAGACCCATCACAGATTACGGAAACTAAAACGTTGTTAATACAGTCTAATACTACTGTGACGATTCCATTCAATGACAACCTTGAGGCGATTGAATTAACTGTTAATGGTATAGTTAGAAACGAAAAGTGGATAGAATTCCCAAATGGGGGGACACTGACTATTCAGGTGACTAAGAAAACTATTGAAATAGGAAATCCACCTCAAACTGTGGGTCAGGATGTTACCGTTGAAGTGGAACAATATGATTACGACTACATTCAGTTTCAAAAGTCTTATGCCTTCTCATTGGATTGGGATGAATATGCCGATAAGGATTCTGCGGTCAAGTGTGAGGATTCATTTTACTTGATGAACTATAACAAAGTTTATACACCATCACAAATGATTGATGAGTATAGGTCAGGTTTTGGTCGTGCTAGATTCTTAGGGATTAAGGAGATATTGGATAGAGGTTGTGAGAACGATACTAATAAATTCCCTGTCAATGATGGGGTTAAAAACTTTAATTTCTTATTCTTAATTGTGAATCTGTTGTTAACTATTTTCACACCTGTTATATTATCATTAACGGTTATTGGTCATGTTATTTGTTTCTTATGGCCAATAATAAGGATAATAATAAATTTCCTTGTGACCGTTGTTGTTGTTGTGATAAATTCGATAATTGCGATAATAAATTTAATAAGGAAATTATTTGGTAGTAAAAAAGACCCGATTCAACCGTTAACATTTCCTTCTTTATCTAAGAAGTGTCCATTATCCGCAATTCCATTACCAAATCTTTCATATCCTGAATGTCAAGCTTGTGCTTGTGAAGAAAGGCCTGCAGGTCAAAACACTGAAGTAGGTGAAGTTGAGAGTAATACCACCTTATTGATTGATACTAACGAAAATGAATATTACAATAACTTGGTGGGTTATAATAATGATGATACCACTGAATGGTTAAAATTCACCAATGGTTTTCAAACGGTGATGGCTGGAAATGACCTTTACGGTGACGAACAACAATCCTTAACTCCTTGGTTGAACTCCGATAGTAATCCTGATGTCTCACAGAATACTTGGTCAAGAGATATTCCATTAAGTGAGAGATTTAATCTTTTCAACGTTAAGGCTAAATATCATCAATTTAATGGGTATAATAGAATTGACACTTACATCAATCCAACAAAAAATAATTCCAAAAAACATAGTGATAATGTTGTTATGTTAGTCCTCGACCCTGGTCAGTTAAATACGTTTAAATCAGGAACGATTGTTTCATTCAATGACCCTAATAAAACAAATGACCCGAATGTAAGTGGGGGTACAACAGGTACTACAATTTTTATTACGCAAAGTGCTTCAACGGTACAAATTAAATCTATGTCACCGACTAATTTGGGTTCAGCTATTAATAATTACGTAATCACAGGTACTACAGGGAGTTCAGTTAATTATGGTTTTGCATCTGATATCGAATATTTCCAAGTCATAACGGGGCAGACTCTTGCTGATTATGAGAATACTATTGGAGTTAATAGTAGTTCAAATGGATTGATATCATACGGAGCCCCGAACGACACCCTTGGTCAATTCTACCTATTCGGTTGGCAAAAAGTCACAAAAACCGGTGGTACAAATGCCCTTTTTGAACCTACAACGTATCCTAAAGGAAGTCTTAATGGGGACTATTTTGAATCTGAGGTTCCGAATATAAAATTGAATTCTGATTGGGGCAACCAATGTGTCGTCTTTTTGGTGAGAGGTGTCGACCCCAATACACCAAGACAGGATATTAAATATGACTTATCTAAATTGTATGGATTTAATATGGGTAATGGACCACAGGTAAGGGGTAATTTCAAAATGAATATCCCTATTCAGCCATATGCAAATGCCAACTCAGATTGGAGAATACCGAGACATGATAAAATAAATGATAATGGTTCTAATTGTTCTGAAACTGGTTTACCGATATATTTTGATTCATTCTCATTCTCCCCTAATTCTTCAATGTATCAGGATTATCAGAATAGGAATACTAAGTTCTATTCAAGTATGGATAAGAATAATAAAGATGATAATAAAAACCCTGAATATAAAAATGATGCAACCAGAACTCCGAATTTTACAAATCTTGCTGGGAACTGGGGTCGGATGCAAGAAAACGGAGATTTCTTATTTAATTATAGGCAAGATGAGGTTGTTGAAGGTGGTAGTTTGATTATGTCTAAAGATGGTACACCTAATGGAGATGGTGATTGGTCTTACGCGTCACCAGTATATTACAAAAACGCCCCTAATATGTCATTAACAATGTCAGACTCATCCAAGTTGGTTATGAGGACAGATAGGTTACCAACATCAGATAATACATATAAGAGATTTTCTCTTCATCAAAACAAGAGGTTTGCCATTTATACAATCGAAGATAGTGGAGAAGTATCGTCTTTTAATTTTGGTGGTGATGATGGATTTGGTGATGGTAGTGAAGACTTCAATGAAGATGCAGGTGCAATTGCTACACAAGTTAATGAAACTTTTTCATGTGAAGGTATGGTACCCTTGGAGTGTTATACCGGTAATGGGGAGACAATTGGTGTTGAGGCGCCTGATAATCGTTGTTATTATGTTGATAATAAGAAAGAGATTAAGAAAATGTATAATGGATGTTATTACCTTATTACTAAGAACTTTGCAATCCGTGAAGACTTCCAATCCATAACAGAATGGAGGGCAAGATTCAGAATGATGTTTGCTTTGTGTAATAACGTTGTGAGTTTGACATTTGTTAATAATTGGATTAATGGTTCATTATATATGTTTGCGTTCCAAAAGGATAATGTGTATGGTAATGATATTAATAAAACCACATTCACTAGTAATCCGAGATATGTGTACTGTAAAGACACTACCGTTTATCAAATAGTTACAAATTCATTCTATTACAGGGCTACACCGTACAATCCTAATCAACCACAAGGTGAAAGATTTATTGGTAGAGATAATGCTCCACAACCAAGAGCCTTTGGTGGGTCAAATGGTGCTAATAAGAAGTTTTTAGGGAATCCAACAACCATTATGGATTTAGGTCCAAGAGATTTATTTACTAAAGAGATATGTTATAACCCTGAATTTCAAGGATATATTGTTGATAAGATTAAAAGTTCATCGTATAACGATACTTCAGACATATTACAACTTTTCGCAATTAGTAGATTAACAGATGCTGGTTTTTGGGAACAGATATTAGGTTTGGGAGACGGTTCAGTTCAGAAATTATTCTCAAGGTCTAATCAAAGATTGGACGGAGATGTTGCTCAATTATTAAGTATTAACTCTGAATTTGGTGTGGTACCTTATTTAGGTTCTAATTATACGGATAATCAGATTAGATATATACAGGAAGGTAAGGACCCAGTATTGGGTATATTCTTTAGTGCTAATACAATCAATAGAGATTTGATTAGCCCTGGTAGATATACGTTCGAAGATACACTTACAAACTTCCTAACAGATAACTACGGTCATAATGACCAGCTAGTTCCTTACCATAAGTGGGAGATTATAGATAATAGTACAAGTATATTTGGTACTCAATATAATGACTGGCGTAGTAAAAAGTCACAAGATGGTATAGGGTCTGTAAACTTTCAAAGTGAAGATAGAATGACCTCACAAAACACATTCAATACTAATACTGATATGCCTTCAACACAAAGACCAGGTTACATTTACAACTCTAATATTGTGGGTAATAAAGTTGAAGTGACCGAATCAAAACCCGCGAATTTTAAAAATAAGATACACAGTGGTTCACCATACTTCTTCTACTTTGGATTAAGAACAGGTGCGTCCTCTATGAATAAGTTTATTGATAAATTTATCTTGAATCAAGAAAAATTATGAGTAAGGAACCAAGTCAAATAAGGATAGTCCCAAGCGAAAAACAGTACAAGGGTGCTCCAACATTGGATACAACTTTAGATGTTTCATTACAGGGTCAAAAGAGATTGATGGTTGAGGGTGACCGTACAGTACTCGTTAACTTGGCTGAGAGGTTCGATAAGGAAAGACAAGGGTCAGACCTTATGAGGGTTACTGGTAAAATTACAAATATTTTTGATAATGTTATTTCTGGTAAAACCAATTATAATCCATATCAAAATGACCTATATTATATAGGTGCGTTAAATTCAGTGACGAGTAATACTTGGAAAGGATATCCACAGTATGATGAATTTACTTTCTTAAGAACTAGAGGTATTGACGGTCATGTTGATTTTATCCCTAAGAGTTCAACAACATATAATTGGTCAGTATATCTATCGTATCCTTCTGATAATGTTACAGGTCAAAGTATGACTTATAAGAATGAGGAGTTAAGTGCAACTACAGTATTCAACGTTAGTGATGGTATTCCTTTTGCAATGAAAAAAAGAAAGGTTAATGGTAAAAACTTAATCACTTTTTACTGTGGTGGTAATCATAATCTTTCTATTGGTGAGTATGTTAAATTATCCTTCAATTATAATGGTGAATCGTTATTTCAAGTTTATGAATTAGGTGACGAAGATTATGATAGTAGTAATAAAGTATTTTCAATATACGATTTAGGGTATACGGGTACTACTTTTGGTGATGGAGTATCAGGGACATTTAAAAGGGTAATCAGTAAAAATAATTCAGGTGAAACAACATCAAACTATTATGTTAGAAAACATAAAATTCTAACAGATATTAAAGATTATAACTTAACAAGAATGGGTTTTGAGAATAGTCCATTCAGTGATGATAGTAAGTTAGAATATTCAGCCTTAACACCAAATAATGTACAGAGAACATCTAAAAGAAACGGTAGTCAGGTGGTTTCTTATACTTTTGAAAAACAAATAGATATTTCACAGTATAAAGATAATCAAGATAGACCATTAAGTGAGTTATTTGTAACAATTTTAAATAAAGGATATATGGGTTGGTTTAATAAACCATATGGTAGGTCCTCATCCTCATTAGAAGTTGGTTGGGAGTTTAACTGTTTATCATTAGAAGTTGACCCATGGTGGAGAAAAGATAACACGAATAACAAAGATAATATTCCAACTCAGAACTACCAAAAAAATAACCAAACATTCTACTATAATAAGGATTTAACCGATGGTGATGAAATATTAGGTGATTTTTGTGAATGGAATGATTATGAGATGGAGGAGTATATAGTGTCACCAATGTTACATAAGTATAGTTATAATTCTACACATTTTATGGATGATAGTACGGTAGTTTTACCGAGTGGGTATTTATATTATCCACACCATTCTATTACTGTTAGAGATTTTTCACCATATGTTGAGACAGGAAATGTTAACGATGTTGATGGTATCCCTGATTATGCTTTTTATTCGAACTTCGAACAAAGATGGAGATGGAGAGACCTCTATCCTTACGGTTTTATTGATGGTGAAGGTATTGGTGTTGACCATCCATTTTTAAACGGTGCACACTATCCATTTAAGGATATAACCTTTTTACAGGTATTGCCACAGAGAACACTGAACTACGGTATTGGTGTGATAACTCAACCATTAATAGACGATTGTGAATAATTATAGATTTTCAGATAGAGGTATAGAGAGAGAAGTTCAAATTCCTATTGAGCAGTTTTGGGATGTTAATGGTCGTGATGATGCAATTGATGTTTTTGAGGAAGAAGTTATCGAACAGGTAATAAATCCTACTGAAGACTTTGAAGTGACAAGGTTTGACCATAAAATATATTCAACAAGTGCGTCGAGTATAAACTATGAGTTTTACTTTATACCTGAGAATATTGATGTGACAGGTGCAACATCTACGGATTGGGTGATGAATTATGAGGGTGCGGGATTTAATGATAAAGAAGTATATTACTATGCTAATTCTTTTAAAAAGAGTTTTTTTAAGTTAGATTTCTACGATTCAAATAATAGTCAACAACAAAAATTATACTTTACTGTGGTTATTCCAACACAGCAAGGTGAGACGACTTCTGTTGATATTGGAACCAACTCAGTACCCAATGTTGTTGATATTAGAACACCTAATTATAAATTAGACTATGTGGGTGACAAAGAAGGGTTTTTCATTTATTGGTTAAGGGATAGAAACTTTATCAATTTAGATGAGTTCTACATGTCTGTAAAATTCTTCAATGGTAAGACAGGTGATTTTACTAGAATGATGATACAGCCACAATCTAACTTTAATAATTTATTCAACTTCAATAAGGCTGATAATTTTTATACCAAATTAGTTTTGGACTACGATAATTATGAGTATGAGATGCACAACTTAAATGGTGTGAGAATAGGTACTAAAACAACACCGATAAAATTCTATGAATATGTTAACCCATAATGAAAACACAAAAAACATATATTAAAGTTTCTCCTGAGGTATTAAAAAGTGATATTGTTCAAGAGACTTATAGTGGAAATACCTTTGGTGTTTACTCCGGATTAACAGAAATATTGAGTGGTGGAACAGGTGGTAGTTCGTTACTTACTGGCCTAACAATTCCTGTGATGTTTACTCAGTCTTTTAATGATTTGGGTTATTATACTCCATTTGATGGTTATATTTTACAAAAAGATGTTGTAAATAACTTTGTTTATTCTGGAAGTTCTAACAATAATTTTGAGGTTTTCGTATATAATACTGCGGATAGAGATTTTAAGAAATTCCTACAATTAGCTGATTATGTTATTGATTGGGGTGACGGGAGCTCTACTGAAAAGATAAATGACGTTGCTCCAAACTACACCACACACATTTATCCATTTGCGTCCGCATTTACAGTTACAATCACTCAAACTAACCCATGGGGTACTACTGAAGTTAAGAAAGTAGTCAATATTCCAATGAGCGGGGCTACAATACATAACCCTAACGGGGAGATAACATTCACACCTCAAGGTGGTAGTTGGTCAGGAACACCATTAAGTTATGACTTTATTTTCAGTGGTGATGCGGAAAATAATATATCATCTCAAGTATCTTCAAAATACACCACCACACCTTTTATTGTGAGTGGTTATACTTCAAGTTTACTAAATAGTTTAAGTAGTTATGGTTCAATTAGATACGCTACAAATGTACCAATATTTCAGAATGGTCAATTACTTGGAGTTATTAATGAATTAGATACTGATTATACTGCCTATACAATTAATAATGTTGACTACTATGATTATCCTGATGGTACCACATTATTTATTGCAAACTCTTCAGGTATTACCGATAATGATATTTCAGTTAGTGCAATTACAAAACAAGAAGTATTATTAGACATGGTTTCTTCACCAGAAATACAGAGTGAAGTATTTATAGACAGAGGCAAGAACTCAGCTTTTGAAGGTTTAGAGAGGTTGGGTGAGGTTGATAACATAGGAGACTTGACGAGATATGGTTACGGTTTCTATAAAATTAATGAAAATTAGAAAATGGCTTTAGGAACTTACGGAATTACAAGACCCGCAGATATGTCTCCAGAGGATGTAGAAATAATCATGCATTACACTCCGAGTAGGGATGTGACTGAAGATTTTGTATTAAAAAAATTAGACGCGGCTTCTATTTTGACGCCTTATTTCCACAATAATGACACTGGTGGGAATACAAATGAAATTTTGGGTGGGATGTATAATCTAAGATTACCCTCCAATGAATTTAACCAAACAGGGATTTATACTTTATATGTTCGTCCCGCAGAGATGAGAACAACGATTACAGATTGTGGTGTTTTATCTGCATTGCCGAATGTTAAAGGTATTATCATTGATTTGAATAATGTTGACCCTCAATACCGTAATAAGTTTGTTGCCCAAGGATTAGTTGGGTTTAGGGTGGAATACTTAAATGATAGTGGAACAAAGGTACCAAATTTTTATAGAATTGTTACCTCTTCATTCTATTGTGAGCCAGTTACAACTAACTTAACAAATAGTTCACAAAAGACTATCCGTTATCGTTATGTTGAGAACG